CAGGTAAGCGATTTCAATCGTATCAAAGACGCGGGGGTCAGCGGCCATGTACCAGGCTTTTGTGGAATTGCTATCCAGGATGGGTTCAACAATCAGGGTCAGTTTTCCTTTCCAGGGATTGTGTACACCGGATGATTTGTCATCTTCCGGAAGGGCCGTGGAATTAAGGATAATATCAGCGGTTGTTTCCTGGGCCGCCGGAACAATCAGGAATTTCGGTTCGACATTCAGGGGATCTTCCGTCTGTAAACCGGTTTGCATACGCATTGCCCGGCGGGCTTCGGAAAGGTTGTCAGTGTCTACAACCCCGATATTCAGCGAAGTGGCTTCCAGGTTGCTGTGATCGGCATGGAAAAGGGCTTTTCCATCGCTCATGTTCGGGTTACCCGTCAACTGAGCATAAACAGCAGAATTAAGGCCCCGCTTTGCCGCCGATACAAAGGCCCGCGGTATCCTGGTAAAGGCCGACAGATCGTCATTCACGAGACTCTCCCAGGTTGTACGATACATCCGGCCCTTTTTCGTGATCTGAAAAACCTCTTTAGACTCTCCGAAGGTGCCGTAAATGTATTCCCCACCCTCGTTAATGGTCAGCAGATCCGGTGCCTCTGAAATTTGAACCCGGCTCATTTCCTTAAAATCCCGGCCGGATCCCTTCGAGGTCCAGGCCTCGAACGTTGCCGGATGGTTGATATAAGCTTCACGCAAGACCTTGTTTCCCACGTTGGCAAGGATGTAAGGATAGTCACTGGTTGTATGGGTCCGTCGGGTCATGGCTTCCTTGATAACCTGGGACGGGGACAAGGTCCGCGCCCGGTGTGCGACCTCGTAGTTTTGGGAAAGACAGAAACGCGCAATATCCACAAGGGAAGCGTGCCGGAAATCTTCAGCGCCGCGCGCCGGTTTTTCTATCCGCGTTCCGGCTCTCATGACAAGCCCGTCAACAATCGCATCTTCAGCCCGTTCCATGCCGGTGGATTCAATCGAAATGGCCCCGGGGCCTATGGGCGGATTGGTTTTCTGCATGTGCTCGAAAATCTTTTTCCTGGCAACATCCGGGCTTACGCCGTCCTGGACAAACCGTTCAGCGAAATGCTTAAAGTCACCCAGGTTACTCCGGCATATTTCATAAATTTCCTTGACCCGTTGCCGTTCGGTCATTATGGCCGCGTCATCGCCGCCGCCGGCGGTGTGCTGGTTCTGTGTGTCTGTGGTGGTGGTGTTTTCGGTTTCCATGTTTTTATTTCCTTTCGATCGGAAGGTTGATTGATTATCGGCCCCGATTGCGCAAGCGGACGCTTCAAGCGGTTGCCACTTTGTTATTATCCGCAGGGGGCCGTCAAAATTACGGCCGTTTAAATTCATACTTTCCCCGGCCGGTATATTTTCATATTCCAAAATGGCCGCGCCGATACTTAAATCAGTAAGGTGACCATCTCTGACTTGATTCTCCAGCATTTTCCCGGAATTGGTATCAGCGAAAAAAACATCCGCCGCCAGTTTATCGCCTTCAATCCTCAAGTTGCGACAACTCCCCAGGACGGCCCGGACACTGCTTTGATTGTGTGTATCTAAAAGCGGGATCTGGTTTGAATCAGGCAGGGCGGCCCCGGACATGATCAATACTTCATCAATGTAACCGGTACCGCTCATGAAATCGTATACCCTGACCGGTTGCTCGGTCGCAATGGTAGCGGAAGCGGACCGGGTTTTTTGGTTGTATGACCTGGCCCCGGTGTTGAATTTTCGGAAAGTTTTTTTGTTGTCCATATCGGCCCTCGTTTAAATTTGTTTTTTCATCCAGCATAGGCCCCGCGAGGGTTTGCGGTCAAACACGCCAGACGCTCCAGTCATCATTTGACACACTTTTTTTTAAATTCCAGACTTCAAAGCCTGGATTTGCTGTTGCTCATGGATAAAAAGTTTAACTGATTTGGTTTTGATCCGTTTTGCTCTTCTAATGCTTATCGCCTGCAAAGCCCCGTCATCTATGAGTCTATAAACGGTCCGCTTGCTAATAGATAGATATTCCGCGACTTCGCAGGGGGTCAACCATTCTTTATTTTTCATCATGACCGCCACCCCTGAGTGTTTTCCCCTTGCCCGGCCAGGCCGCTTGATTGCTGTTGTCCATCTGATCAATGAAACGCATGGATTGAAACAAAGTCGCCGGGTCCGCCGCCGCGCATTTCTGGCAAACCGGCAGGATCGCCACGTTCTTTTCATCAATCATCAACTTCCGGTATCCGGTTGACTTTTGACCGCATACGATACAGGGCGCGGATTTCATCTGTTGTACGGTCTTGTGAATCTCTGCATCGGTCATGTTGTGCATTCGAATAGTCATTTTTTGGCCTTCCGTTTTTTGGTTTTTGGCTTTTCGCAAAAATGCCCGGTCCGGCATACCCGGTCAAACATCGACCATACAAAATCACCAATGATGGTTCTCATTTCTTTGGCCGTCTTGCCTTCCAGCAGGGGGGGCAATGCGCTTGATAAATTTTCGCATCCGGATTTATATTCTGACATTCTCCAGGCCCAGGCCTTTTCGGCCTCTGTTACTGACAACAATTCACCTTTTTC